AATTGGAAAGATATTCGGCTATATTATTTTTTAATGTTTGTGATATTTCTGTAATTAATTTACCATCCGCATCATATGATAACACATTAACATTTATTTTATTATTATTTTCAGTAATACTTACCTTAGCTGGTGCACCAAATAACGATGGCATATTTCTAATAATTGCCTCATAATCGTTTATTGTCACTGCTCTTTTTTGTGCTGCAAAATTGTATGTAACATATTGTCTAACTTCTTCCGTTGTAGGGTATCCAGCACCACCTATAGCTGCTGTGGGATTGATGCATGTTAATGAATTAACAACTTGTGTGTTTATCGTTTCAGATGGGCCGTTTACAAAGAAATCAATAATACCTATTTGATTTATAACATTAACCCCGATATTTGTGCCTACACCACCTCCAATTCTATATTGAACAAAAATTGTGGTGTTTGATTGTGGAATTGACCCTAGTGAAAATGTATTATTTTGATACTTTTGTACATTCATTGGTATTCCCAGAGTTGTAAATTCTCTCAATTGATCGTCAGCAGTGTTTGTCCCTCCACCAAAAGTTATCTTAAAAAAACCTTCAGGTGTGTATTCTGTCATAAATCTTTGTTGAGTCTCAATGTACTTACCTACTTTTATAGCAGGGTCATTACTAGGTTTAGAAGGATCTTCAACAAAAATTCTACTTTCAGCTAAAGCATATACTTCGTACCATCTACCCTGAGTTCCCATAAATTCTTGAGCAGGCGGAACATTTGAATATGCGGTTCCTTGTTTTTGAATAATCGAGGTAACACCCAAAACATTTTTTTCTGGAAGGAAAAAATTAAAAAACGGAACAACATCGTTTGGTAGTATAGTTCTTTTATAAACTTTAGTAATACCATTTACAACAGTCTCTCTTTTAGTAATTGTGTAATTTACTAATATCCCATTGGTATCAAAGTTAGGTATCTTGAGTCTATTTGGATATCCGTCTGAATTGAATGGTGAGGCAAAATTAATATCAGACACTGTTTCAAAAACTTGTCCAGCACCAATAACTTGTGCACCCGATCTTATTATTCCTAAATATCTTTCATCTTCTTTATCACCAAACGCTGGAACAACAATAGAAAAATCTACTAAAGCAACTGAAGGTCTTTGACCCGGAATTTTTAACCCGTAAGTTCGAGCTATATTATAAACTGATGATCTTTGTTGTGCAAATTGAAGTACGGTCTCTTGAATACTCCTATCTATATTATAATGTAAGTTATCGGAAATTGCGGCATTTAAATCTAAAAAAACCGAAAATACCGCAGCATCGTTGAAATTGTCAATCAGTTCAGGGTAGAAAGTTTTTGTGTAATTAACTAATTCTTGTCTGATTGCCGCAAAATCTCTGACGGTATATGATATCTTTTTTTGTGACATTATATGTTAATAATTATAAAATCTTTAGGGTTGAATACGTCATTTGAAACCACATAATCAATTCTGACTTTAGCTGTATAATCTGTAACATTATGATTAACAACAGTAAATTCATTATTTTTTAAAGTATTCATTGTTGTTGTACTTATAGGATCATTATCCGCTGGTGATATTTTTATGTCTGTAATCTGTAATAGTGGCATAAATGTTTCAACCGAGTCTCTTATTTCGGATTCAATGTCCAAAAAAGTTGGGCCATCCATAGGTTGAAATATAAATTGGTATAGATTTGTTCCAAAATTTGGAAGAAAGTAACGACTACCTTTTCTCGTCAATAATAAGTGAATAAGATCAGCTCGAATTTCTTCGGCCGTAAATTCAGTAAGTTCCAAATACTTACCTTCAATGCTATCCATGAATGGAAAACTTATTCCATATGTTTTTCCTTGAGCCATGTAAATAAATATATCACCTTGAATTTTGTGATATATTTTTACGAACTACACGTCAAACAATCTGGATCATCCAACGAACAAACTTTATTCAACATTTCTTCTGAAATATTTAGGTTGTTGTTTTCAATTTTAATTTTTGGTGTAGTTGTTTGTTCCGTTTCCAAAGAATTTAATTGAGACATATCAACACCCAAACCTTTAATGGCCGCAGCTTTAGCTTTGGTTCTCAAGTAATACATACCTGTTTTGAGACCTAATTTCCAACCATACATATGTGCTGAAGATAGTTTTGAGGGTGTAACATCCTGCATAAACAAATTAAGTGATTGTGACTGATCAATAAAAACAGCTCGATCACGTGCCATATCCAAAATTGTTTTACCTTTCATTTCCCAAACGGTTTTGTAAACTTCTCTGATGTCTGCAGGTATTTCTTCAATCTTTTGAACTGAACCATTTCCATCAAATAACTTCAATCTAATTCTGTCGTTCCACATTCCAAGGTTGACTAAATCATCAACTAAATGTTTGTTAATAATTACAAACTCACCACTTAATACATTTCTTTTATAAAGATTTGTTGTGAATGGTTCAAAACATTCATTGTTCCCTAGAATTTGTGCGGTACTTGCGGTAGGCATTGGAGCTACTAACAAAGAGTTACGTAATCCGTGTTCTTTGATTGACTCTTTAAGTCCATACCAGTCCCATAGACCTGATAGTTGATCAACATCCACACCCCAAAATTCAAACTGTAATTTACCCTGTGACGCTGGTGAACCATGATAAGAAGCGTAGGTACCATCTCTTTTTGCTAAATCATTGGATGCTGTAAGAGCTGCAAAGTAAATTGTCTCAAAAATCTCTTTATTCAATTTTTGTGCTTCGGGACTTTCAAATGGTATAGATAACATAGCAAAAGTATCGGCTAAACCTTGAACCCCAAGACCAATCGGACGGTGTCTCAAATTTGAATTTTTAGTTTCAGGTGTTGGATAATAATTAACGTCAATAACTTTGTTTAAATTATTTGTCATTTGATATACAACCTCGTACAATTTTTTAAAATTGTAAGTTCTAAGTTTTTTATTTTTTTCTCGAACTTTACCTGAAGGAATGTCAATAAATTTTGGTAGTGCTACGGATGCCAAGTTACAAACCGCAATCTCATCTTTACTGGTAAATTCTAGGATTTCAGTGCAATTAAATGTTTTTAATCCTTGTGAAATAAAAATATGTTCATCATTATAAATTGTTGGACAATAAACATCTTCTTTACCCACATATTCTATGGATTTTACTTTATATCCCTTTTTCGTATTATCCCGAAATTCACGATTGTCAATGATTATGTTTTTTCTATCAAGAAACCCTATTTTTTCATTTATTTTTTGTGAGTCATTTTTATTACCAACAATTAATCTATAACAATCTTTTGTTTTGTATAGTGAATATCCACCTTTACCATTTGGTAATGACCGTTGACCTCCATTTCTTAACAATCTAATAGATGTTTGAAGACCTAAATTTTGAAAAATTAATTGAAGTTCTTTTAAAAAATCAATATTTATGTCGACATAGCTTATTTGTATTGGTTCTCCTTTTGATTTATTTTTATTAGCTGTTCCATCAGCAAATAATAAACCCCGCAAATAAGACCATTGTGTTTCTTCATTTGAAGACCAAATCCATTCGGGTACATATCCCTTTTCAAAGAGTAATTCTTTTTTAAAAAATTCACTAGATAATCTTTTTTTCTTTACTTTAGAAAATGAAACAACACAATCTATAAATTTACCACCTTTAGTTGAATATCTAGGTTTATACTCGTGTTTTGAATATAATTTTTGAATTTTGTTTTCAATCTCTTCAACTAAATCAAAATCATTTTCCCATAAATCAAAAAAAATTGATGATTTGTTTTGTGTACCATCTGATTGATATAAACCCAATAAAAAGGCCTCATCTACCATTTCTTTTGAACCAAACAATCCTTTATTAGTTTGTACTGGTATTTTATCACCTATTTTTAAATCCTTACATTCAATACGTGTTATATTATTTCTTGAGTCAATTACAGGTATTCCATGATATGGTGTTACTTTATGTTCCATACCATTTTCTAATGTTATTTTATAAACATCTTCATTTTCACCTCGTTTAATCATTTTGGATGATTTGACAATTTCAGAACCATTAAAGAGTTCTAATTCCACATCCATTTCACACAATTCTTTGGCTGTTAAGTAACCCTTTGTTGTCACCACTCTTTGGTCACCTGTTATACACAAATTTGAACTCTTTATAGTTCCTAGATTTTTTTGATTGGATTTGTAGTTAACAGCGTCTTTGTATAACATATACGGAGTACCTGTTTCAATTTGTGAATCCAAAATCTTCTCCCAAAGTTCTCGAGCTTTGATTGTTTTGATAGCCTTACCATCTCTTTCATATTTGGTATAGAGTTCGGTGAATTTTTTATCTTCAGGTGAGTCATAAGCATCAATCAAACCCGGTACTTCATCTGGAGAGAACAACGACCATAAACCATCGGACTCGACCCTTTCCATAAACAGATTTGGTGTCCACATCGCTAAAAACAAATCACGTGCCCTCATTTCTTCTTTTCCATGGTTTTTTCTCAAATCCAAAAAGTCAAATACATCAGCGTGCCAAGGTTCAAGATAGACCGCAATTGATCCTTTTCT